CTGTAATAAAACGTGGTCGTAAATCTAAAAGAGGTAGACCTAAAAAGAAAGTTGAAACTAAAATAGTTCTTAAGAAAAAACAAGACCCTTTTAAAATTACAAAACAAAAAGGTGAAAGTGCTGAAGCTTTTAAGAAAAGAAAAGCATCTATAACTAAATTAAGAAAACAACAAGAAAAAGAATTAGCTAAAGAAAAAGGTACAAAATTACCTTCTACAAAAGGTAGAACTGAAAAGTCTATGACTAAACCTCCTTTGAAAAAAGAAATGTCTAAAGCTAGAAGAAGAAGATTAGTTATGCAAAGATTAATGGGAACTAATCCTAAAACAGGTGAAAGTAAAGATATAGGTAGAATGGGTTATCCTACTTCAGAAACTATGAGAGACTTAGGTTATACTGGTAGTAGAAAAGGTGGAATAGATTTAACTGATAAAGAGTTAGAAGCTTTAGGTTTTCAAATTAAAAAAGTAGGTGGTAAATTAAAACCTCCTCCAAATCCTGGAGCAGCAGCATTACCTAAACCTGTAAGAAATAAAATGGGTTTTATGAAAGCAGGTGGTAAAGTTCAAAAAAGAGCAGGTGGTGGAGTTGCACTTAGAGGTTTTGGAGTTACAAGAAAAAAATAATGCCTAAAGAAAAGAAAAAGAAAAAAGGTAAAGGTATGAAAGGTATGACCATTGGTGGTGGTCATAAGAGACCTACTAAACAAGGAGCAGGTTTAACAGCAGCAGGAGTAGCTAAATATAGAAGACAAAATCCTGGTAGTAAATTAAAGACTGCTGTAACTGAAAAAAATCCTACTGGTAGTAGAGCTAAAAGAAGAAAGAGTTTTTGTGCTAGGTCTGCAGGACAAATGAAGAAGTTTCCTAAAGCAGCGAAGAATCCTAACTCAAGATTAAGACAAGCAAGACGTAGATGGAGGTGCTAACTGTCATATTTAATAAGCAATATTCCCCATTTTAAATGTTGGGTAAGAAAAGAATTTACTAACAATCATATAGATTATCATGGCGAATATTTACATGGACTAGCGATAGCAGTCAATACAATACCAGATAGATGTTTAAGTTTTCAAGTAGTCTTTACTGGCATAGATGAAGAAGAAAATATACATGGAGGTGCAATGTGGGCAAGGATGCCAATAACAAGTTTAGTAGCAGACGAAGTTTTAGAAGAGATGCCAGAAAGAATGGACACACATTTAGCACAACCTTGGGATTGTTCCTCAAGAGGACATTCTATAATAGTAATGGATAGAATAAGCTCAAGTCCTTGGATGTGTAAAATAGGTGGTGAGTTTTATAAAGGAAGATATATGTTTACAGTTGATTATACAGATAGTTATATTAGTGATGACTCTGCACAACATAAACAAAGTCACGTACTGCAACTTATAGATGCAGATAAATGGACAGGTAATATCGTGGCACTACCTAATAATAGAGTTAGAGTAACTAATCCTGCTTTATGGGTAACTGGTGAAGGTGCACCAGACTTTGCACCAAGTCAATATATTCATTCAGCAGAAATACACGATAGTTACACAAACCCAGAAGTAACATTTAATAATTTATATAAGGAGAATAAATAATGTATAAGAAAACTAAATATGCATCTAAAGGTGGAACACTAAAAAGAATGGGTGGAGGTATGACTAAAAAAACTAAATATGCTTCTAAAGGTGGTACACTTAAAAGAAAACGTGGTGGTAGAACTAGATAATGGCAAAGTTATGTGCAAAAGGTAAAGCAGCAGCTAAAAGAAAGTTTGATGTATATCCTTCTGCATATGCTAATATGTATGCTTCTGCAGTTTGCTCTGGCAAAATAAAACCTGGTGGTAAAAAAAAAACTAAAAAGAAAAAGAACAAAAAAGTTTACAAAGCTGCTACTGGAGGTGGCTTACGTAAATGGGTACAAGAAAAATGGGTTGATATTGGAGCTCCTAAAAAAGATGGTAAATTTCAACCATGTGGTAGAAAAAATGCTAAAGGTAGTAAACGTAAATATCCTAAATGTGTACCATTAGCAAAAGCTAAAAGAATGACAGCAGGTCAAAAAGCATCTGCAGTAAAAAGAAAAAGAGCTAAAGCACAAGGAGTAAGTGGTAAACCTACATTTGTAAAAACATTTAAAAAGAAAAGTGCATGAACATAACACCTGAACTAATTACTACAATACATAATATATCTTGGTTTGATGGAATACTTTATATTATACTAGGATTAGGTGTTTATGCAGCATATAGATGGATAAAAAATAAAATATAATTAAAAAGGTATATTAATGGCATCTTCAGGAACATATAATTTTAATCTAGATATAGATGAAGTAATTCAAGAAGCTACAGAAATGATAGGTGGTGAACAAACTCTTGGTCATACACCTCAATCAGCTAGAAGGTCTATAAATTTATTATTAAATGATTGGCAAAATAGAGGTGTCTTACTATGGTCAACATTTACTACAGCAGTAACAGTATCAACAAGTGTCACATCTTATGATTTAGCAGATTCAGTAAATGATGCATTAATAATTACAGTTAAAGCAAGTGCTGCTGCAACAGAAACACAATTAACAAGAATATCATTTGAAGAATATAATGTATTACCTAATAAGTCACAAACAGGTAGACCAACACAATATGCTATAAAAAGAAATGTAGATAAACCTACAGTATTTTTATATCCTATACCTAATAATAGTACAGAAATATTAACAATAGAAGCAATAAGACAATTACAAGATGTAAATAAGTCTGCAGAACAAAATGCAGACATACCAAAAAGATTTTTACCTTGTTTAACTTATGGACTTGCACATCAATTAGCACAAAAAAGACCAGGTGTTCCTGATGCAAGAGTAGCTATGTTAAAAGCAAGTTATGAAGAAACATTTAAAAGAGCTATGGAAGAAGATAAAGAAAGAGCAAGTATTTATTTTAAACCTAAATTAGGATATGTTTAATGTCTAGAAGAAGTACAAAAGCAAAAGCAATGTGTGATTCATGTTCATTTGTTTATGACATGAGAGTTATGAAATTAAACAGTTATGATATGCTAGTATGCCCTGAATGTTTTGAAGGTAATTATGATTTAAAAAACCACCCACAAAATAAAGCTGCTGATGTAAGAGATGATACAATAGTTCCTAACGCAAGACCAGATATAGGTGGTAGAAATATAATATGGGAAGCAGCTAATATTACATGGAATGATATTCCAGAACCAGACACTAGAAAATGGGGTACAGTATGAGTGATTTAACAGGTAAATTAATTAATTCGACATATAAAAAATTATTACAAATAGAAACATCTGGTAATGAAGGAGCTGATGGAACTTTAAGAAAAATACAAACAGGTGATGGAACAAGTATTGCTTTAAAAATAGCAACAAGTGCTGTTGAAGTATCAGGTAATTTAGGTGTTACTAATAATGCTTCTGTAGCAGGAGATTTACAAGTAACAAATAAAGTATGTGCTTCTGCTTTTTATGGTGATGGCTCTAATCTTACAGGTGTTACTATGTCTGTTGGAGGTAATATATCTGTTGGTAATGCAACAGTAGGTGGTAATCTTTATGTTAGTGGAACTACTACAGTTGTGGGAGCAACACATTTACAAAGTTCATTAAGTATAGCAGCAAATACATCAATAGGTGGTAATCTAAATGTATTAGGCACAGCTACAGTATCTGGAGAAACAGGTTTTCTTGGAGCAGTTAGAGTTTCAGGTAATACAACAATAGGTGGTACATTATCTGTAAATGGGGCAGTTAATTTAGCTTCTACCTTAACAGTAGCAGGTAAAGCAGAATTTGATGATGATGTATGTGTTTCAGGTAATACAGTATTAGTAGGTAATTTAGCAGTTGGAGGAACAGCTACAGTTGCAGGTAATGCTTCAGTAGGTGGTACATTAACTGTAGGTGGAGCAACACATCTTGCATCAACTTTAACAGTAGCAGGTAATACAACTTTAACTGGAACTCTTGGTGTAGGTGGTGCTGTTAATCTTGCAAGTACAGCAACAGTAGAAGGTGCAACACATTTACAAAGTACAGTATCAGTTGGAGGAGCTGCTACTTTTGCAAGTACTGCAACAGTATCAGGAGATGCTACATTTAAAACAAATGTATCTGTATCTGGTAATGTTAATATAGGTGGAACAGCTACAATAGCAAGTAATGCATCTATTGGAGGAACTTTATCTGTTGGAGGTGCAACACATTTAGCATCTACTCTTACAGTTGCAGGTAATACAACTCTTACTGGAAATTTAAATGTAGGTGGTACAGTTACTATAGCAGGAGCAAATGTACAAGCTGCAAATGCTAAAGTATGTGCTAGTGCTTTTTATGGTGATGGTGCTAATTTAACAAACGTACCT